TTATTAATTATCTCAAATACTTTTCGGTCATACCAGAACATTTTTTCAAGTTCTTTATTTACCTTTTCATAATAATCATCATAGTTAACGTCTGTATTAGTTAGATGAACATTATCTAATGGAATCTTATAAATGTTTTTAGTCTTTCTAGTATAGTCAATAAATAGGCTTCTAAGAGTGGTGAATATATAATAATAGTTTATTTCATTATCATTATACATTATATTAAGATTATCCTTTTCTAGCTTTAATTGAATTTTGATGTACATTTCCTGACATAAGTCTTCTGCTGTTTCTTTAGGTAAACCAAATGAACAAAGAATATCTATCCAGTCCTGGTTCTTAGCAAACAATAATGACATCTGTTTTTTTATCATTTTAATGGATCATATAAATCACCTACAATTATTGGTAATCCTATTTCGTTAACTTCAAAGCTAAATGTTTCAAAAGCATAACCCCTGCTTCTTTTACATTTAACAGTAACCCATTCTTTGTTGACTGTGTTTGCTTCTAGCTGTATTTGTGTCTCTGTTTTCTTTTCTAGGAAACTTCCTAAATGTCCTGTAGGTTTGTCTGAACCGAAGTTAGAATGTATGACAGTTATTATATGTACATTGAATACTGCTGACCATTCCATAATTTTTTGAATACAAGCATTTGATTCTTCCAAATTATTTACATCACTTACAAGGTCGGCAATTCCATCGATAATTACAAGTCCTACATTGTTTATTTTACTTTTCAAGCAATGATGTATAAACTCTATTCTGCGTTTATATGATATGGTTCTAAGTCCATAGGTGTGGTAACATCCTGGTTCTACATTAGTATTCATATCTATTACTCTTTTAAAAACTCTTTGACAATGCCATTTACCTTGTTCAGTATCAAAGTGTATTAAACACCTACCATTTCTATGCCCTTTTATTTTACCAGCAAAAT